TCAAACGACCACGATGTCTTGATGTCAATGATTACGTTATCGTCTTGGATGTCACGCTTGCCAGTTACCCAGCTATTCGCTCTGCGCTCATCGTCTTTAGTGAATGGTCTGCCCAATACTTCGCTAACCAAATCTCGTGCATCTTTTTCTTTTTCAATACCCTTGTCAAAGTACTTGGTTTCAAGTTTAGATCTGCGACCAGTACGAGCCTCAAACACCAAATCAGTACAAATACGTTTGGCGGTGTCGGTTAACTTGTACGTTTGGCTCTCGTTCTGCTTATGCTCTAATGAATGCCAAGTCTTAAGCTGATTGTCAGTTAATGGTCTGCCCTCTCCAGCTTGACGTTTGCGGTAGTCTGCTAATGTTTCTGCTTGGTTAGGTGTTAATGGCTTCGGCACAGATATAATGTTACCGACCATATGACTGCGGAATATGTAGTTATCAAAATTCATTGTTTTTGTTTTAAGCGTTAGCAATTATTGAACAGTCTTGAAATTTTCTTGGGTCGTTCTTAATAAGCATCTCCAGATATTCTTTGGAATCTTTGGTGCATTCCCAACTATACTCATAAAACCTTTGGTCGTTGGTGTCGTAGTGTTGACCTTTTCTTACGATTGTGTAAATTTCTGCTTTTTTCATTGTGTTTGTTTTGTGATTAAAAAATATCAGTTAATTCCAAATCGCTTGGTAATAAGTTTTCTATCACAGAAAAGCTTTTAGCAGTTTTTATAACGGCAGAATTTTTCTCTAATATAAAAACGTTTCGAATTGGAGAAAACTTAATCTCGAAAATATCAAAATCGTTTGAAAGTTCTACGATTTGATTGTCTTTTAAAAGTTGTAATAAATTGTTCATTGTGTTTTGTTTTTGATTGTGCAACAACATCGTTACGAATGTAAATCTACAACTATTTTATTAAAAAAAGAATATTAGAAGAAAAAAAATGAAAAAAAATTAAAATTATATTTTCACGATGTTGTTTATCGGCTTTACTGTTGACATAAATTGCCTCGCCAACTTAATACATTCATTGCGCTGAATAATACGAACTTTGTCAAATTGATGTGGTATAAAATGTATTCTTTCCGACTTGGGTATTTCAATGAAATCATTAAACCACTCTAAATGTACGTTACTTGATTGTAAACAATATTCCTCAAGTCCTTTGCGAGTAAAGATATGGTTACAAACCAACTCCACTACATCAGTTATAAATTCATCACGCACATCTCCGTTCATATCGGTTATATTGTACTTCCAGTCAAGTCTGCGTATCTCGTCATCTATTAGCTTTGCTGGAGTGTCTACTAAAACGTGGCAAAGTAAACTATCATTAATACCCCATAAGTCCATATAAGAGTCTAATTGCCGTAAATACACCTCGTTAGGATTGTCAAGCAAGTGCTTGTTAAACGACTCAAAACTCCACGACGTCTTAATGTCTATTATCAAGTTATCATCTTGAATGTCACGCTTTCCAGTTACCCAGCTATTCGCTCTGCGCTCATCGTCTTTTGTGAATGGTCTGCCTAATACCTCGCTTACTAAATCTCGTGCATCTTTTTCTTTTTCGATGCCTTTGTCAAAGTACTTGGTTTCAAGTTTTGATTTGCGACCAGTACGAGCCTCAAATACTAAATCGGTGCAAATACGTTTAGCGGTGTCTGTTAGTTTGTACGATTGGCTTTCGTTGTGCTTATGTTCAAGGCTATGCCAAGTCTTAATTTGATTGTCTGTTAATGGTCTGCCCTCTCCTGCTTGACGTTTGCGATAGTCTGCTAACGTCTCTGCTTGGTTAGGTGTTAATGGCTTCGGCACAGATATAATGTTGCCGACTGAATGACTGCGAAAAATGTAGTTGCTAAAATCCATTGTGCTTTGTTTTTGTTTACGCTAAGTTAATAATATTTTTTAAATTTAAGACAATCCACACTCATTTAATTTTTCAGTATAAAGTAGCTTGTACCTTACTTGCTCATTCTCCGACATTTGTCGCCATATTTCGTTTAAGCCAGTAATTGAGTTTTCCGCCTCTAATTCTGCTTTCCAATCTCTTGATTGCGGAACGTGAACATTAACCTCGTTGAAATCCATTTTGTTATAAATGTCCGCAGCTATTCCAATTTCAGCAGCACACTTCTTGAGTGCATCCGTAGCGGCAGCCTTTAAATCGTTGCCTATGCTTAATGGCTCATTGCTTCCTCGTTTAGTCATTATGTCCTTATTTCCGTATTGCATCTTAACGATTGTGCGCCCATTTGTACGGCAAGTTAATTTGCCTTTAACTACTGCCTCTCCGTGAATGATTTTTTCATCTATAATCTCAAAGTCCCAATCCCAGCCGAACATCAAGTTCAATACTTTCTTAACGTATCCGCCAGTAACATAGTCCCAACTTCCACCACCTTTAGCTGGTCGCTTGTGAACGTAGCGCTCTGGAGTCTTTTTTAATAGTTGTTTTAGTTGTTGTGCGTTAAGCGAGTTTTCTTCTACTAAGCTTAAATCTTTTTCTGTAATTAATGCTAAATTTTCCATCTCTTATTTTTTAGTTTTGTTTACTTGTTCTCTAATGTATTTTATCCAGTCGTTGAAACTTAACCGAATATCTGGTTTAACTGTGCTTCTTATTTTCATTCCTCAATTTGATATTGTAAGTAATTTGCAATTTCTCCAGTTCGTACCAAGTAGTTGAAAATCTCCTCATAATCCAACTCTATTTCCTCGTAGCTTACCCACGCTTGTTTATGTGCTAAATAGTCCATATCAACTAATGCTTCGTACTGCGAATTGGTAGTGTAAAAATGTTCAACAACTGCATCACGTTCTATAACGTAATCAAACCAAACATCAAGGTCATTAAAGCATAATGAAATCTCTATCTCTTCTTCTTCCAAACTTTCGCACTCGAAATAAGTATTAGTGTAGATGCCGTCTAACTCGTTTCTATCGTTAAGGCTTTTGGGCAGCTTCAATTCTGTAAGTCGCTCAACTACTTCTAACGATTGTTTAACTTTGTTATTCTGCTCGTTTTGAAATTCGATAGTAACTTCGATTCCGAGAAGCTTGGCGTAATCCAAGAACTTGCCGAATGTAATGTCATTCTTGCCACTTTCCCAGTTAAATAATGTAGCTTCAGTTACACCGAGTTTAGGTGCTATTGCTGCTCTGCTAATCTTTTGTCTTTTGCGCTCTGCTTTTAATTGGTTTATCATTGTTATAAGTTTTAAAATTAAAAAATTGCAGTGTAGGATGCTGCGCCCCATATTTTATTAATTCAATTCATTCAACACAATTTCAGTGTTGTTAAATATTTTATAGCCGTTAGACCTAAAAGCTTTCGCTTGTTCAATTACCCAATGCTGATAATCTACCTCACTTGTGTAAACGTATGAGCTTTGTTTGTTTTCTTGGTCGTGAAGCATTATAACTTCACATCCACTTATTCCTACTGTTGTTTTTTCAATTAATAAATTTTTCATCGTGTTTTGTTTATGTTTTGTCATATTGACAATACAAATATACAAACATTTTTTAAAAACAAAAACTTTTTAAGAAAAAAAATAAAAATAATTAAAAAAAAGTGCGCACCGAGTAGATGCGCACCAAAACAAAAACAATGAAACTACCCAGATTAGGGCGTCATAGAGTCGTAAATATAAGTCGTTTATACTTTTGTTTTTTATTTTTTTATGCACATTAAATAGGTAACCAAGATAGCCAACTTATTTTACTTTTGGCTGCTTGTAATAACTTTGTAATTACTACACCACCACCAACAAAGCCTCCAGCAGTTAAGATAGCAGTCATTCGTGTCATTCCCTGCATCAAGTTTAAAAACCAGTCAGTCTTGACATCGGTTTTGTTATTGGATTTGTTTTGCTTTGTTTCTTGAACTTTTACTTTGCGCTTCGTTTTCTCGACTTGTTTAGCGACTTTTACGGCTTCTTTTGCAGTATAGATATAGATTGTATCACTTGTGATATTTTGTGCGCTTAAACACGCTGATAATGCCCTCTCGCAGTCGTGCAAATTGCTTCTTAACTTCTTCTTGTTGACCTGCGCTTGGCTTACTCCAAATAATAGAATAATCAATATGACTTTTTTCATAGTTGAATGCTTGTAAATGTTTTAAAATTATCGGCAATTTCCTCAATACAGAAACCTCTGCGCCCATCTGCAAAGTTAGTTTGCACCCAATCACTCGCTGGACTCAACGCCCAGTACACATTATATTCAAATTTTGCGTGGCTGGTATCACGAATTAGCTGGTGTTTATCGCCAAATTCACATACGATTCGATACTTATGTAAGTCGTGCTTGTCAATATACCGATTTATGTGGGTTTTGGCTTTGTCGTCTGGCTTTGTATTAAATCCGTACTTCAAATGCTTCTCATCCTTTCCGTGACTGCAAATGAAACACCAATTCCCTACAAAGTAATGACTAATAAAGTCGTTAAATATCTCGTACTTTACGTTAGGTAGTAAGTAAGATAAAACCTCTTTAACGTGTATATTAACTATCTTACTAAAACTGCCCGAATGATTGTCATTTGTCACATTGTAAAACTCCAAAGGCACTCCAAATTTCGCTAATCGCTTGGCTAACTCTATTTTGAATTGTGCGCCTACTTTAAACGCTTCTTCGTTACTCATATTTTGGTCAAGTATATGACCGCCACGAGTTGTTTTCGCATCCCAGCCATCCATAAAATCGCCATAGTCAGCCACAACTATTTTAGATTGTCCGTTAAACTGCTCACCTACATAGTAAACTATTTTTTGTAGTGCATCCATTAA